GGATGACAAAGCCGTAAGTTTTATGCGTTTACAAGTTAATTCAGAATTTTATAAGGATTTATATAGTAACCAATCTGAAGCGTGGGCGAAGTCTGTAAAAGCACAAAGAGACGCTTTAGCAGAGGAATCCGAAGCGCGGGCAAAGTCTGTAAAAGCTCAAGAAGCCGCTTTAGCAGAGGAAAAGAACTTCGCAAAAAATAAAGCGGATAGTTATCGGGCGATGTATAACGACTTAAAAGGACACACCCAAGCACATTATGAATTTAAATTAGATGCATTAGATAAAGAAAAAGAGAATTATTCAAAATTTATTAAAGATAAAGCGTTTCTTGATACATGGTACAATGAGAAGAAAAAGGAGCTGGATCAAGAGCTCACTATCAGTGGGGATGATTTGGTGGCCGGGGCGCTGGCCAGGCATCAACAATTAATAGATGACCAAATAACGGCGGGGCAAGCTGGGGCAGAAATGATGGACACATTAAGTGAATCTATGCAAACAACTTTATCGGATTCTTTTATGAGTATATGGGATCGGCCTTTAAAAACAGCGGAGGATTATTTTAGAGCTTTTGCCCAGTCAATAGCTCAAATATGGGCGGATTTAATGGCGGAGATGATAACTAATTGGTTAAAGCAACAAGCTATTACTGGGTTAATGAATATGGCAGGAGCAGGAGCAGGAGCAGGCGCAGGCGCAGGAGCATCTACTGCCACATCTTCGGCGGGTGGAACGTGGACACGGGTTCCTGTAAAACATGGGGGCGGGATGATGGGGGATGCATCTTCTACAAGAGTTGTTCCATCCAAAACGTTTGCGAACGCTCCAAGATTTCACAATGGCATCGGGCCTAACGAACGTCCTGCAATAATAAAGAAAGACGAAGGGGTCTTCACCCCAGGGCAAATGAAAGCTTTAGGCGCAAATAATAAAGCGCAAGAAATAAAAGTGGAAATTGCAAATATAACAACCCCTGAAATGCTTGATTCATACATGGCAACACCAAGTGGGCAAAATGCTGTATGGAACATTATCTCAGGAAGACCGGGCAGGTTAAGCAGAATCATACAGGCGGCATAAATGGCTGATGTTTATTTAACAATTAGACCCTGCACTTTTGAACTCTCTCATACGTGGAAGACATCTACTCAACTTGGACAGACTGGCAATGAGAGGAGAACTATGCTGTTCACCTGGCCTCGGCTGGGGTTAACTGTCAAATATATATTATCTGTAAATAAAAACATTAATTGGTTCAAACGGCAATTAATTAAAAATAGCGATTCTGTATGGGCCGTGCCTATATGGGCAGATGAAACAGAATTAACAGGGTCGGCGGCCTCCGGACAAAAAACACTTGCTGTTGCTGATACGGGCGATAGGCATTTTTATGATGGCCGTGAATGTATAATAATTAACCCAAACGATTTCTTATCGTATGAAGTCGGCACAATTGAAAGCTTCACTGCAACAGGAATAACATTAGTTGATAATTTAGCATCCACTTGGCCGGCAGGTTCTTTGGTTAGTCCTTTATACGATTTTAGAATAGAAAAACCGGAGCAAGAAATTAATTCAAAGTTTATAGGATATCAAACTATATGCCTTGAATTAGTAGAAAGTTTTGACGAATTACGAACTTTTGCATATACGATTCCCACTTCCTCCGCGGATACATATTTAACGCACGATCTGTTCCTTTACCCAGCTACTAATCCAATTACATATAAATATAGACGGCCTTTTGTAACGTATTCTTTTTTAGGGCTTGGGTACCATAGATCATTATTAGATACCGGAAAAAATTACTTGCAAATGAAACAAACCTTAATGCGTTCAAGCCGTGCTGACATATGGAAGGTAATCAATTTTTTTGATTCAAAGCGTGGCCGGTTTGCTCATTTTTGGGTGCCTACACGAAGTAAGGATATTGTTGCAACAGCGTCAATATTAGCTGGGAGTTCAGTCATTAACATTGAAGATATATCTTACACTACTTTTTATTTACCAAACGAAATTATTGGCAGATATGTTTATATACAGTTCCCGGATAAGACATATGCATGTAGGAAAATAACGGCTGCATCATCGACAACAATAACGCTTGACTCGGCAATAGGGACGACGGTTGCTGCATCGGATTTATCAAGATTGTTAATTAGTTTTTTATTATTTGGTAGGTTTGAGATTGATACAATAGAATTGGATTATATTATGAAAGATACAGCTTCAATCGATTTGGTTTTTGCCGGGTTATTAGATGATACAGACGTATAAGGATTCGTAAAAATGACAATTTCTGGCGTTTGCTCGGTTTTCTCTCGATGAAATTAAAGTTAATTATTTTACGAGCCGTGATGTTTAAAAAATGAAAAACACTTCAGTAGAATATACAGCCAAAGATGAAGCAACACAACGTCAGCCAGTTGAATTATACCATATTCAACATGTGAATAATCATTGGTATTACACAAGCGGTGATGTAGCTGTGAGCTTCGATTCTCAGACCTGGGAGCCTGCGACTATACAAAGAGGTACGGTAAATTATGATGCCAACCTGGAAGGAACAAAAACCACAGTAACCTTTGCAAAGTCTAATCCTGCTGTGGCTGCCTATTTGATGCAAACACCATTGTCCCTTGCATCTATTACGATTTATAAGCTTTTCAGGGATCAAAATCCTTTTGAATCCAGCATGCTTTTTACAGGGGTAATAGTTGCCGTATCATTGAAAGGGGATGCAGTACAGGCAGATTGTGCAGGGATGGATTATATCATTAACCATCATGCGCTTAAGCATAGATATCAACCAGAATGCAATCATACCGTTTTTTCAACTGGATGCGGACTTGTAGAAGCGACCTGGCAACTATCAACTATGGTAACAGTAGATTCCACAGGTACAGAGCTGACATCAAACGGTTTCGCAGCTCAGGTGGATGGCTGGTGGACACTGGGAGTAGCCCAATACGGCGATGAGCAACGGCTGATAGTATCCCACACAACAGATACTATTGTGGTGATGACTCCCTTTACAGAATTAGCCACCGGCGAAACTGTTATTGCCCTCCCTGGTTGTGCTGGAGATATAGATACTTGCAAGGATAAATTTGACAATTTAACCCATTTTTTTGGGTTTCCTTTTATTCCGTTAGACAACCCTGCATTTTGGTTTAACAAATGAATCCATTTTTTTATTCAATAAAAAAGCAAGAACAGCTTGCGACAGAATTAGCAGAATGGCTTGGGACTCCCTGGAGGCACCGTTGTTCTGTGAAAAAAAGGGGTTGTGATTGTATTGGGTTTGTTATTGGTGTGTTAACGGATATAGGTGCTTTGGAATTTAATAAAAGTACAATTCCTGATTATCAACAGGATTGGCATATGCATAAAAAAAATGAACTTTTAATAAAAAGCCTTAGAGAGCAAAATGGCTTGCAAGAGTTTCATTCTCTCCCGATTAATGGGGATATTTTGGTTTTTAAATATGGGAAAACGAATGCCCATGTCGGCATTTATATGAACAATAATATTTATCATTCTGTTAATAACAGGGCAGTTATCAGAACTCCTTTTAGAGACCCTAATTTTATGAAATACATGACCGCTATTTTCAGGTGTATGGACAGGAAGGTGAATGGATGAGTTTAGGGACTATAGCAAGCACACTGGGCGGCGCAGCACAGGGTTTTTCAATGGGGGGCCTATGGGGGGCAGTAGCAGGGGCAGTTTTTGGCTTTGGTTTGGGAATGGTGGCGGAGGCTACTCAGCCGGGAATTGCTGGCCCTGAAGTAACACAACTTGTTGCACCTTCAGCAACTGAAGGGATCCCAATTGCAGATATATTAGGAACCACTCAAATTTGTGGTAATTTTATTTGGTATTGTTGCCCCAGGTCTAAAAAAATAAAAAAGAAAGCTGGTAAAAAAAAAGTAACTGTTGGGCACAAATATTATCTTTCATTTGCAATTAGTTTATATAGAGGATCTGTAGATGTAATTTACTGCATTTATGAGGGGGACGCTCTCCTGTGGGAAGGGCCTCTTTTTTTAGCAGATGCGACAAATGGATGTGTTATAATTTCAATTGAAGATCGCGGTGAAATATATTTTTATTTTGGGACTGATGATCAAGTGCATGATGCTTTTATGAGTGAAAAAACGGGGTATGAACTTGATTATAAGGGATTATGTTATGCTGTTTTTCATGATTTTATGATTGGAACTCAGAACAGAGTTGGGAATTTTGAGTTTATAATTAAAAAAAATCCTGAATATACTTTTAATCCTTCTCATTTGATCGGTACGTATGACTATAATCCAGTTCATGCGATATATCATTGTTTAAGAAGTGCAGAACTTTTGTCTGATAAAATTGATGAGGTTTCTTTTAGTGCCGCAGCGGATACGTTACTTTCTGAAGGATTAGGGATAAGTATGAATATTGGGTTACAAGGTGCTCTCATAAAATATATAGAAAGTATTTGTTATCATATCAGGGGATGTATATTCCTGAATAGCTCTGGGAAAATTGCGATACGGTTATATAGAAAAGATGTTGATATTGTCGATATGGTTGTTATTTCTGACGATGATATTTTAGAAGACATAACGGTTAATCAAGGGAATATGTTATCAGCCAAAAACGAAGTTCAAGC